GGTGCGCGGCCTGATCCTCGGTCAGCTGCGGCAGGTCGAGGAGGACCGCTTCAGGTGCGCCGAAGACGACGGCCTGCGACAGCGCCGAGGGTCGCGGCGCGCCGGGCGGCAGGTCGTAGGCCTCCCGATCCTGGCGGACGGCCTCAATGCCGCGCGCGTCGGCATCGGCAATCGAGATGAGCCGCAGCGGGTTGGACCGGCCGTCATGGGTGAGCATCACCACATCGGCCGGGTCGAGCGCCAGCCGCGAGGGCGGCAGGCGAAACACCGCGCTCTCGCGGCCGGTCCAGGCTTCCATCAGCGCGCGGCGGCAGCGGCGCTCGGCCTCCTCGGGCGGTACGGCCATGGGGAAGGACTCCGAGGCGATCCGAGTCGTGTCGACGGTGATGCGCCGGGCCTCGACCTGAGCCGCCTCGTAATCCTCGTCGGCCCGGGCGACCTGCCATTTCAGGGCCTGCGGCAGTTCCGTCTCCTGGCCGCGCGTCAATTCCAGCACGTCGCCCTCGCGGGCGGCGACGAGATCGTCCGAAGAGACGCTCGCTACCGCCGCCCTGCCACGCATGACGAAGCGGATTACGCCCTCGGTCTCGACGGCGTCGAAACCGAAGTGGCGCGCAAGCGTGGTGATCGAGGCGCGCGGGCTTTCCAGCGCACCGATGGCATAGCCCTCGACCGCGCCCCAGAGACCGGTGACGTCGATGCGATCATTTGGCAGTCCGGCGCGCAGGCAGAGATGCCGGACAAGCGCCGCAAGTGACACCGCGCCAAGGCGGCCGGTCAGCCAGTGGCCAAGCCGCCAGTTGGGGCCGTCCGTCCAGACATCGGTCAATTCGGGGAAGAACGGGTACGGACGGGCGTCCCAGGTCCAGGCCGCGCATTCGGCGACATCGACCATCCGGTCGCCGTAGACCGAGGACAGCGGGTTGTTCGCGGCCTCGCCCCAGAAGAGATAGGTCGCCTCGAGATAAGCGCGCTGGATGGTGTCGTCGCGCCAGCCCCGCGAAAAATAGGGCGTGAAGCTCTCCGACGACTTCGGGTCGAAGAAGACGTTGGGCTGGTTCGTGCCCCGGTCGATGGCCGGGCAGCCGAGTTCGGTGAAGCGGATGGGTTTGGCCTCTGGCACCCATGCTGTCGGCGTGCCGCTCTCTACCCCACCCGGACGGTTGTAATGCGGGTTGGTCCACCAGCCGCGGAGATCCTTGTAGCGGAAGACCCAGGGTTTCCCGGCACCGCCATCGGTGATCGGAGTGCGGACCTGCGCGGAGCGGTTAGCGGCACTGGCATAGAACCAGTCGAAGCCTTCACGGCCGGCGATGTTCGCCTGCAGATAGGCCCGGTCGTAGATCGCGGGCCAACCCTCCTTCGCATCTTCATGCACGAACCCGTCCCGCCAGTCCGACAGCGGCATGTAGTTGTCGATCCCGACGAAATCGATGTTGGCGTCCGACCAAAGCGGGTCGAGGTGGAAATAGACGTCGCCGCTGCCGTCGCTCGGGTGGTGCCCGAAGTATTCCGACCAGTCTGCCGCATAGCCGATCTCCGTGCCTGCCCCGAGAATGGCGCGCACATCGGCGGCAAGCGCCTTGAACGCGGTGACGGCGGGATAGGTGCTGGCACCCGAGCGGATGGTGGTCAGGCCGCGCATCTCCGAGCCGATCAGGAAGGCATCGACCCCGCCCGCCACCGCGCAGAGATGGGCGTAGTGCAGCATCATGCGGCGCAGGCCCCAATCGCCGGACGGGCCGGTCCAGGAGACGGTCTCGCCCGAGATCGCGAAGTCGGAAGGGCTGGCGCTGCCGAAGAACGCCGAGACCTGGCTCGACGCCGTGGCCGTCTTGTCCACGCTTCCGGCAAAGCCTGCCGCGGGTGAACAGGTGATCCGGCCGCGCCAGGGGAATGTGGGCTGGCCCGTCTCGGCGGCATTGTCGGAATATGGGTTCGGAGCCAAGTTGCCGGGCGGGACGTCCATCAGGAGGAAGGGATAAAAGGTGACGCGCAGCCCGCGCGCTTTCATTTCCCGGATCGCCTGCACAACCGCGAAATCGGCGGGCGTGCCGCCATAGACCGGGCGGTCCTGGTCGTCTCGACTGACGAGGAAGGCATTCGCCCGGCTTACGCCATTGACCGACCAGCCGACCGGCGTCGTGGATTTGGCCATGACCTCGACGCCCGGGCGCAGCTTGCAGGCACCCGCGCGCAGGTCGTCGCCGAACCAGGCGGCGACGAGGCTCACACTCGCGACGGCCGGCGCCATGGCCTGCAGACGGTCGAGTGCGACGATCATGTCGGCGGTGTCGGGCAGCGCGTTCAGGTTTTCGGCCTGCGTCGCGCCGCCCGAGGATGTGCGGATTGCTTGGGTGGCGTAGGTGAATTCGCCCGAGGCGGGGATCATGGTGACGGCGCGGGTGAGCCCCTCGGCGGTGTCGAGGTCGGCGAGCGGCCGAAATACCTCGACGGAGAGCTGCGGCAGACGGTTGCCGTAGGTCGACAGCGGCAGTTCCTCGAAAACGACATAGGCCGTGCCGCGATAGGCGGGCGTGTTGGCCGCCCCCATCTTCGCCGCAATGAACGGATCGGCCGCCTGCGCCTCGTCGCCTGGATACCAGCGCCAGGTGACGCCGGAGAGGTCCATCGGCTTGCCATCGGCCCAGACACGCCCGATGCCGGTGATCGGTCCCTCGCACAGCGCGACGGCAAAGCTTGCATAGTAGAGATACTCGGTGGTCTTGACCTTGCCGCCCCCGCCGCCCTTGCCGCCACCCTGCGTGGTGGTCTTGGTTTCCTCGCGGAAATCGGTGGCCCAGATGATGTTGCCGCCGATCCGCATCCGGCCGTAGAGCCGTGGGATCACCGCCCCCTCGGTCGAAGACGTGATGCGCAAGCTGTCGAGCCGCGCGCCTTCGATGCGCTGCGTCGGTGCGAGCGAGGACACGATCCAGTTGTCGACGACCGAACCGATTGTGGAGCCGATGAAGCCGCCGATGGTCGCGGCGCTGACGCCGAGGATCGCGCCACCGATCGAACCGCCGATGGCGGCACCGGCGGCGCCGAGAATGAGGGTGGCCATGTCGGGGTCTCAGCGTTGCGGAAACTGGAAGGCGAAAGCGATGCGCCGTCGCCAGGTTTGGGTGAGCGGCTCCTCGATCACGCCGAGGCGTTCATAGGCGTGGAGGAAGGTGTCCGGCCCGGTCAGGATGCCGACATGCTTGGCGATGGCGCGCGGCATCATCCGAAAGAGGACCAGCGCACCGGGAGTGGCATCGGCCGGGGCGATCTCCGGCATCATGCGCCGCGCGCCCTCGGCCAACACCTCGCGCGGGCCAGTCTCGCCCCAGTCGCGGCTGTAGGGCGGGATCGGGAATGGCTCGGGACCCACGACTTCGCGCCAGACGCCGCGTGCGAGACCAAGGCAGTCGCAGCCGACGCCCTTGAGGCTCGCTTGGTCGTGATAGGGCGTCCCGAGCCAGGAACGCGCTGCCGAGATAACTTTGTGCGGGACGGCCGACTTCACAGCACACCACCATCATGGCCGCCATCCTTGGTGGCGTAGCGCAGAACGGCGTCCTGGCCGGGGATATGCGGGAAGCCTCGGAAACTGGCGGTGTTGGCAAACTTCGCGCCGCAGGTCTCGATCCGCTTGTCGCAGCCCGCGCGGATGGTGAACGCGTCGCCCTCGGCGATCACGCGCACCGGTGCCTCGAGCAGGGTCAGCACAGCGATGCCATCCGTGAGGTCATGGCCCAACACCTCGGTGCGCCGCCCTGCGTTCGCGCCGGAGGTCCAGTCCAGCGTGCCGAACGTGAACCAGCCAGCGTCGAAGCCGCCTAGACCAGAGGCAGTGAAGGCCCGGCCGCGCAGAAGATCGATCACGGCTCCGGTTCCCTTGAACGCTGGGGCCTCCAGATCGACACCACAGCGCGCGTCGCCGAGCGCCGCGTCGCAACTCGCCTGGAATGTCCGCCCGACTGTCTGCCCGAGGACATGGGCCAGCGAGCGGACCTCGGCCACGAAGGCCAGCCGCCCGCGCCGGATCTGGCCAATGGCCCCGCGCCGCATCAGAACGCGCTGCGCGGTGTCGGCCCAGTTCACGCGCCAGACCTCCACCGCCGCATTGTCCCAGCGGCCGTCGAGGATGTCGGTCTCGGTGATCCGGTCCGAAGTCAGCACGCCTTCGGCGTCCTGCGCATCGACCGACAGGTCAGAGCCAGAGCGCACCTCGGAGGCGGTCAGCCCGCTTTCCGGCTCGAAGTCCGTGCCGTCGAAGCTCAGCGTCTGGTCGTGGTCTGTGAAGCCGAAGGTGACACCATCGGCACGCTTGATCCGCCAGCACCAGGCCAGCGACGTCGTGCCCTCGTCGAGATGGGCCTGCAGCGCGGGCGAGAGGGATTTCACTTCCGCCCCCAGCCGCGAAGCAACGCCAGAGAGGCCAGTGCGGACGAGACG